TAGTATAATAGAATAGCAATCTAATAAATTTATGGAAGCAATAGAACTTCTCAAGAACAAATTTGGTGTTCAACAAAAATATATGTATGAATTGAAAGAAGGAGATGTGACAGTTTTAGAAATTTACTGGAATCCTTTAACTATCGCAGAAAGAGAAGCGATTGTTGGAAAATCTGGAGATTCAGCATCAAGTGAAGATTTTGCTTTGAATCTTATGATTCAAAAAGCACTAGATAAAGATGGTAAAAGGTTATTTCAAGATGGTCATAAAGCTTCATTAAGAAGAGAAGTAAATGCAAATATTCTGCAAGAGATTCAACTTGCAATGCTTAACTCTGGTACTGACTACAAATTGGAGGAAGCGAAAGCAGATTTAAAAAGCTAAAAACGATTGGTTTTTTATGTTTTTCTTAGCTTCAGAACTAGGAATGACAATTCAAGAACTTACCAGTAAATTAACGCAGGAAGAATATATAAATTGGCTTGCTTACTATGAGTTGAAGAAAGAATATGAAGATAAAGCATATGAAGAAGCAAAGAATAAATCACAAGCAAGAAAACGCTAAAAGCGGTACACTAAAATAAAGTTTTATTTTTGCTGTGGCCGATTACGGAGTAAATATAAATTTAAGAGTAAAAGGTCAATCTGGTCTTGATAGATTAAATACGAAAGTAAAAGAATTAACAAAGAGTGTAGATAATATTCGTCAGATAGACATAATGAATCCTCGAAATACAGGGGGTGCAGGAGGAAAAGGTGCTCGTAATGAATTAAAAAAATACAGGCAAGACATGGAGGATCTTGTCAAAGTAGTCAATAAATCTAAAGGAGTTTTTGGAAAAACTAGAAATCAACAACTTGCAGCGATAGATGCCTTACAAGAATATTCAAATAGTTTAACTATTGGTTCAAAAAAACAATTAGCAGCAGTAGCAGCTACACAAAAGTTAACTCGTCAAACTGATCTTGATACAGTTTCAATACTTGAAAATAATAAAGCAAGAAAACAAAATATAAATCTTTCAAGAATGGTTGGAAGAAGAGTTGGTGGCGGTGGTGGTAGAAATCCTTTCCCTATGGGAAATCCAAAAGGAGCAGGAGCAGCATTATCAAGCGGATTAATTTCTGGTGCGTTTCCGTTGTTATTTGGACAAGGAATAGCTGGTGGTGCTGCCGGTTTTGCTGGTGGTTTTGGGGGAACATTACTTGGTGGCAAAATGGGAGGTTTTGCAGGAGGTCTTGTTGCTACTGCTGTCCTTCAGCAGATAACTACTCTTGCTCAAAACATGACAGAGCTTGGTAAAGCATTTGATGAACTCAACCCAAATGTTCAAGCTGTTACTGGTGCTTTAGGGTTAGCTGGTTCTGTAGAAGAGAAAAGACTTTTATTAATAGAAAAAACTCATGGTGCTCATGTTGCATTAAATATGGTTACTGAGCAAATGAATCAAGCTATAGGAAAACAAGGAGTAAAAAATTTAACGGAATTTGCAGAGGCTAGTCGTTTGGCTGGTAATCAATTTAAGTTAGCGATGACAAGAATACAGGCAGCTTTAGCTCCATTAATGAAGTTTTTTGTAGATGCTACAGGTGCAAGTAGAGCAGAAACTACACGATTAGCAAATTTGACAGGAGATACAGAACTCGCAAACATGAGAACTGAACTTGCAACATTAGAAGGAACATCAGCTAGTGGGCTTGGAAGAGCAGGAGCTAAACAAAGACAAAATAGAATCAATAATTTAAAAGCGGAAATTGCTGCATTAGAAGAAATATTAGCGAAAAGAGGAAAAGATATTGAACTTGGCAAGTTCCGAAATCAACAGTTTGCTTCTGCAACAAAAAGTTTAGAAGATCAAAATACATTTTTACAAAATCAAATACTTCTAGGACAAAGGGGAGCAGAAATTGAAAAATTAAAACTTGAAACAGCGAAAAAAATGAAAATTGCAGTAGAAGATTTAACACCAGACCAAGTAAAGCAACTTGAAAATCTTATAAAAACAAGAGATGAATTGAGATTAATAAATGAGTTATATCAAGGCATTGCTAATACAGTTCAATCAGGTCTTGTTGATGCAATAGATGGTGCGATAAGAGGAACTATGACTTTAGGCGAAGTAGCTCGTAGCGTTTTTGGAGCGATCCAGAGACAACTTATAAACTTTGCTGCAACTTCTTTTTTAAGAGCAATTCCTGGTATCGGTGGATTTTTTGCGAATGGCGGTGTTACTAAGCCTAATAAATCATATATTGTTGGAGAACGTGGGCCAGAACTATTTACCCCAGGAGTTACAGGAAGAGTTACTCCCAATCACGAAATGATGGGTGGAGGATCTACAACTGTTGTTGTTAATGTAGATGCCTCTGGCTCTAACGTACAAGGAGCCGAACAAGAAGGTAGAGCATTAGGGGTTGCATTATCAACAGCTATAGAGACAGAATTAATTAAACAGAAAAGACCTGGAGGTTTACTTGCATAATGGCTACTTTTCCATCAATCAAACCTATATACGGACAACAAAAAAGATCCGCACCAAATACCAGAACAGTTCGTTTTGCTGATGGATTTGAACATAGAATATTATTTGGATTGGCAGAACATCAAAATCCAAAAGTATATAATTTTACTTTTGAAGTCTCAGAAACTCAAGCAGATGAAATAGAAACCTTTCTTGATGCCCGTGCAAATGATAGTGATAGCTTTGATTTTACCGCACCTGGAGAGGCTGCTTCACAGAAATTTGTTTGCGAAACTTGGTCAAAATCTATACCATATAACAATAGAGCTACGATCCAAGCAACCTTTAGAGAAGTATTTGAACCATGAGTACAGCTTCTATTATTAGTGATTTACAAAAAATAAATCCTTCAGCAATAATTGAACTTTTTACTATTACAACAGATGCCTCGATACATGGTTCCGCACAAACATACAGATTTCATAATGGATCAAATCTTAATGCTAATGGAGATATTATTTGGGCTGGCGATCAATATTTAAAGTTTCCAATACAAGTTGAAGGTTTTGCCTATCAAAAAGGACAGTTACCTAGACCTACTATGACAGTAAGTAATGCACTAGGAACTATTACAGCTATTTTGTTAAATGTAAATCAGGTAACAACAGGTAATGATCTTACTGGAGCGACTGTTACAAGAATAAGAACTCTTGCACGTTATTTAGATGCTATTAATTTTCCTGGTGGTATAAATCCTTTAGGAACGCCAGATCCTACAGCAGAGTTTCCGCAAGAAATTTATAAGATAGACAGAAAATCAGCAGAAAATAGAGAAGTAGTTACTTTTGAACTTGCAGCAGTATTTGATTTGGCTGGTGTTATTGCACCTAAACGCCAGGTTACAAAAAAAGATTTTCCTTCTATTGGTACATTTATATCGTGACTTGGAAAGAAGATGCACTTATTCATGCAAAAAATGTAGACCCAACAGAATCTTGTGGTCTTTTGTTAAATATTAAAGGCAAAGAAAAGTATTATCCCTGCCATAATTTATCAACTACAGCAGATCAATGTTTTATTATTGATCCAGAGGATTACATAAAAGGTAGTAATTTAGGCGATATAACCGCTATTGTCCATAGTCATCCAATATCACGACCTATCCCAAGTCAAGCAGATAAAATAAGTTGCGAACAAGGTAATCTTCCTTGGCATATTGTTAATCCAAAAACAGAAGAGTGGGGATATTATGAGCCATGCGGATACAAACCACCTTTATTTGGTAGACCTTGGGTCTGGGGTGTAACTGATTGTTGGGCTTTTGTCAGGGATTATTATAAAGAAAAATTAAATATAGAATTAAGAGATTGGGAACGCCCTACAACGCCAGAAGATTTTTTACTAAATCCATTATTTGAAAGTTGTGCATGGAGAACTGGATTTAGACAACTAAGACCAGAAGAAAAAGCTATAAATAATGATGCTTTATTGATGTCTATAGGATCTCCAGGATTAAATCATGTAGCTATTTTTTTAGATGGGGATGTTTTACACCATCAAGTAGGTAGACTTTCTTGTAGAGAACCATATTCTGAATGGTTATTAAAATGTACAGGAGGGAGGTATCGTTATGTTGCGTAAACTAAAATTATATGGCGAGCTTGCAGAATTTGTAGGTCATAAAGAATTTGAAATACAAGTAGATAGTCTTGGAAAAGCAGTAAGTTTTCTTGTTAATAATTTTCCGCAGGTAGAAAAATATATGAATCCTCAATATTATCAGGTAAAAGTTGGTAATTATGCTGTTAATGAGGAAGAGATACACCATCCAATAGGACAGCAAGATATACATATTGTTCCTGTTATTAGTGGTGCTGGAGGTAATACAGGAAAAGTATTATTAGGAGCAGCTTTAATAGCTGGTGCATTTTTATTCACTCCTTTAGCTCCTAGTCAGTTTTTTAATCCTATTGTTTCTCCAGGATCTTTTGCTGCTGCAAGTAGCATAACGAAAGCAGTTGTAGGTTTAGGTGGTGCTTTAGTCTTATCAGGTGTAAGTGATATGTTATTTCCTGTGCCAGAATTTAAACCTTTAAGTCCTGGATCGGGTTCATTTGCTGAAACAGAAGCATCAGGTGATCCAAGACTTTCATATAATTTTTCTGGAACTCAAAATACAGGTAGGGCTGGCGTTCCAGTGCCTTTAGTTTATGGTGAAATAATTACTGGCTCTATAGTTATCAGTGGAGCATTAGACACAGATCAGGTAAGAGCATGACAAAAAAGAAACAACCAAAAATTATTAGAGGTAGCCTTGGTGGTAGAGGTGGGCCTGCACGA